AACTGCGCCTGCATACCCTGCCCGACGTTGAATTGCTGCGCCTGCTGACGCATCTGCTGCGTCTGCAAGTTGGCCGCCTGATTGGCTTGCTCGGCAGAAAGCCCCATCTGCATGAAGCGCTCTCGAGCCTGCTGGTTGGCCTGCGCCGCTTGCAAAGCAGCCTGCTGATTGGCCTGAGAGGCGGTAAGCCCCATCTGCTGCGCCTGCATGGCGACAGCCTGATTGGCCTGTTCCGCGCTGAGGCCCATCTGCATAAAGCGCTCACGCGCCTGCTGATTAGCCAGTTGCGCTTGCATTCCTTGACCGACGTTGAACTGCTGGGCCTGAGTACCCATCTGCTGGGCTTGCAACTGCGCCGCCTGATTCGTGCGCGCCGCATCGAGCGAAGCCTGCTGATTCGCCTGCTCCGCCGTGAGGCCCATGCGCATGTAATCCTGCACGGCTTGCTGGTTAGCGAGCGCAGCCTGCGTGCCCTGCTGCACGTTAAACTGCTGCGCCTGCGAGCCCAATTGCTGCGCCTGCAACTGCGCGGCCTGATTGGTGCGTGCCGCATCCAAGGCGGCCTGCTGGTTGGCCTGCTCGGCAGACATGCCCATCTGCATATACTGCTGGCGCGCCTGCTGGTTGGCAAGCGCGGCCTGCATTCCCTGCCCCACGTTGAACTGCTCGGCAGTCATGCCCAACTGCTGGGACTGCTGACGCGCCGCTTGGTTGGCAAGTTCGGCCTGTTGCGCGCGGCCCACATCGGCCTCTCGCAACTGCGCAGCCTGCTGGAAGCCGCGTGATCGCTGCTCGGCGACAAACCGATTGCGCTCGCGGGCAGCCTCGCCCGCCGCGATGCCTTCCTGAATGGCAGCACGAGAGCCGCCGAATGCACGCGCCGCCGTCGCGCGCTGTGCACGCTGCTGACGCGCCAACTCATCCTGTCGGCTAATATCCGAAAGCCCAGCCTCGATGACATCGCGCTGGTATGGATCCATATATTGCCCAAGCGAGGCGTCCGTAAACTGCGCTGCGCGCGCGGTCGGTGCTTGGAACTGCGTACCAACTTGCTGCGCACCGACTCGCTCTGGCCCACCTGCCAAGGCTGCACCGACGCGCTCAGCACCAATGTCGCGCGCGCCGAAGGTGGTGCCGATCTGACCGGCTTGCACCTGCTGCGGGCCGCGTCCAAGAGCTCCGCCAACACGCTCTGCGCCAATCCCTGCCGCACCAAACTGCGTGCCAATCTGGCCTGCCTGTACGTTTTGCGGGCCACCCTGAAGTGATGCGCCGACATTCTGAGTGCGGAACTGCGTGCCAATCTGCTGCGCGCCAATGCGCTCAGGGCCGCCTGCCAAGGCTCCGCCTACATCGCGCGATGTGAACTCAGTGCCCGTCTGCCCCGCCTGTACGCGCTCCGGCGCAAACTGCGTGCCCACCTGCCCCGCTTGCACGGCAGCAGGCTGGAATCCAAGCGCCGCCTGCGTAGCACGCGCGGCCTGCTCAACCTCCGGCACATAGCCGCCCTGCGCGGCAATCGCGCGCGTCATCTGTTCGCCCGTCATGTAATCGCGGGTGAACGGCGCGACCATCGGGCCACGGTACTGCTGGAACGGGATTGCAGCGACCTGCTCGGCTAGCTGCAAGTTTTGCAGCGACTCGCCATAGATGCGCGGGTCGTAAGCGGTGGATGAGGTCTGCTGACTCTTGGATTTGAACAAATTGCTCACAGTCTTTTCTCCAGTACCACCGCAGTTCTGCGGTAGCCTTCAAGCGCCCGCTGCCAACCGGGGCGGCCCATAATTAACAACGTGTCACACTGAATATGTCTCGCCCACTCTTCGACGACCGGGCGAATGATGGTGTCAATCTCATTCAAGTCCCCGGCGCCGATCACGATGGTCAGTTGCTTTAGGCGTGGGAAAATATCTATCGTCGTAATGACGCAGGAATTTTCCGACGACCAAAACTGAAACTCACCGCTTTTGATGTGGTCAATAACATCCTGATAGTTCATTTGCCCATAGCCTTCCTGCAAGGCACGCTCAATGGGCTCCCTGAACTTGGAGACGTACTCGAGCCCTTCCACCTCTTCGTGCTGGCTCATCGCATACCACCCGGTACGGCATCCAACCTAAATGTGCCCACTCGCCAATCGGTCGCGGGCTGTGCCCCAGTGATCTTCATTTCTATCTGGCGTCCTGTGAACCGTACCGGCGTGTAAATGGAGTCTATTGTATAGTTTTTCGTCGTTTCAGACCCATTCGGCGCGAACTTGGTGATGAACTGCAAACTCACCGAGCCAAGCGTGTCCTCATCGGCAATCAACTGCCGCGCGACTAGCAATCGCTCCCCGTCGCCCAACTCAATCGGCCCAGAGCGCGCGTAAGGCTCTGCGCCGTCGTAGGCCACGCCGACTTCGTGCTCGTACACATACCCGTCTGGCGATACCATGATGGGGTAAATAAACACGCCACGGTCAGTACCGGCAGTGCGCGCCATCGTGCCAATCGTCCAGTGGTTCTCGCGGTAGTTATAAACCGCATACGAGTCGCACTCGGTGGAGTTGACGCTCGGGTAGAACCACCAAATCTCACCATATTGGTTATTGGCGACCGCATACACCTTTGAGCGCTGCGTCTGGGAGATGTTCTCCTTCAGGTAATCGAGCACCTCACACTTGATGGGGCGCACGAAGCCGTCGTAGGTGAAGAAACCCGAGGGCGACCACCAATAGGCAACCGACTCCACCGCCGCGACCGCTTGCGCGCTAATCAGCCCGCAGCCGGTCGCAATACGCTCAAAGCCGTACACAAACGGCGGCCCCTGATACTGGGCGGTGTGTACGTCCACGTCGGTAAAAATAAGGTTGACGCCACGCAGCCGCTTGCCAGCGATGATTGAGCCGTTCGTCTCAAGTTCCTGATCGCCCGCCTGGTTGGTGATGGAAGGCGTCCATGAGGTATTGTCCTCCTGATCGCACCACGCCACCTTGCGCGCGTTGCCGTCTGCGCCGAGCGCGAACACGAACCGCTCCGCAGTCACCAGCACCGCCTTGTTGTCAATCGGCGCATTGGCGAGCACTACGGCGTCATTATTCGTGTCCAAGTCCCATTCGTATATCTTGCCGTCCTTGCTGGCGCAGGCAATCAAATACTCGCCCCAGTTGTCCAGACTCCACGTCGTGGCGGGCGTTACCGTGCCGGTGTCGGCTCGAGCGGTGCCGTAGGCGAATAGCCCGTAGCCACCGCCGCCATAACCAAGATTGAGCACAGCATCGGGGTCGCCGACGGTGTAGCCGCTTGGGGTGATGTCCGTAAGCGTGCCGGATTCGGACATGGCATACAGTTTGGTATGCGTGCCAATGCCGATCCAGCGCACGTTGGAGTTGTTGCGCCACGCCAAAAGGCCACGACACTTGCCATTAAATGCGGTGCTGGATCGCTTACGCCAGCCGCCTATGGGGCGCATCGTGTTCTCATACCAGCGCACAAGGCTGGCATCGCGCCACCGCCCCTTGCTCTGGTAGTCAGTGCCGTTCCGGTATATACCGGGCGGCAGATTAAGCGGAATTAACGCCAAGGCGTTACTCCTTTGTTGGTATGACGAAGCCCTTGAAAAAGGCAACCAATAGGCCGATGCCAGCCGCAAGGCCAGCAAGCCACTTCACAAAAGCCACAAGATTTTCTGCCGTAGACCAAGCGTCGGCGAGTTTTTTAAGGTCGCCCTTCACCTCTGCCATGTCGCTCTGCAAGAGCTCCAGGTCTTTGCGCAAGAGGGCTAGTTCCACGGTCTGATCCTGCTCGGACATGTCACGCTTCCTTACTCTCTTCTTTCGGCAGGTGCGGCTTGACCTGCTCCAACAGTTTCGCCCACAACGGATGCGCCCCCTGCGCCGTCGGGAGTGACCCCAACAGGTTCACGATGGCAACGGCTTCTTCTAGCGAGACTTTCAATTCAACGTCGGACATGGTTTATCAGGCTCCTTTTAGTGCGGCCATTTCCGCTTCCAGTTTCTCAATACGCGCCATTGCTTCCTGTAGGGCTTTAATGGCGGCGAACGTGATGTCTTTGGTGTAGACCGTCTTGAGCGGCACGCCATCTTTCGGGGTTTCGCCAAAGCCATCGTTGTCCACCCACGCCGCTTCCACGCTTTCCACTTGCTGCGCGATGACGCCAAGGTTTACATCGTCGTGCGTCTGGTCGTTGTACTTGTAGGTAACAATTTCCAACGCGCCGATCTTGCCCCACATGGACGCGGCAGGAGTGATGTCCTTCTTGGTGCGTGCGTCAGACAGGTCTGCGTTGTTGGATTGGTAGTTAGCCAAGCCGCCGTTGGAGCGGATAGACGCACGAACTGTGGAGGCATCTTCGCAGTATAAAAACTCTGCGCCGGTAGAATTTGGCGTTTGAACCGTATAATCAATTCTTAACCCATATGGACTAGCCTGAGCGTTGCCTACCGCAAGCGCCCAATCCGCTGTAGAAACGGCAAATAGGTTGTGATTTGCAGTTAAAGCCGCCGTAGTCGTCCCTACAAGAAATGCCCCCCCGCTCGTGATGCGGGCGCGTTCGGTAGGCGTTGTCGCCGTACCATCTGAAGACGTACCAAACACCAATGCGCCGCCGTTGTTGGCTCCGGCGTTGGGGTTAAGTCCCCAGATAGCAGCGACTCGCTCGTTACCGTTAAACGTGTTATTTACGCGGAAATCAATTCTGGCAATGTTGCTGGCCGAGGCTCCCGAATTATTGTAAATCGTGAAGGCTGTGGTGCTTGTGCCAAACGCTCCGGTTACATCTAACTTACTTGCCGGACTGCTCGTCCCGATGCCGACGTTGCCTGCATAGTCAATTCGCATACGCTCAGCAAGACCGCCGCCGCTAACGTAATGTGTTGCAAATACTAAATTCCCATCGGGGCTTCCATCCTGCGACTGCCCTTGAATGTACGCCTTAACTCCAGCCCCGTCAGAATCCGCTGAATACCATTCAATTCGGCCAAAAGGCTGGTCTGCTGCCGATGTGGTGTCGGTATCGGTAAAACGTAAAATATTGCCGGGGTCGCCCGTTGTAATGCCGGTATTGTTTGCAGCAAGGTCAAGAAGTTTTGCAGGACTCGCCGTGCCGATGCCGACGTTGCCAGCACTGCTGATACGCATAGCCTCTGTCGCAGTTCGGTTGTTGTAGAACTGCAATGACTGGGTTGAGCCAGAAAGTCCATCCATGATGATGGAATATTCGGCTGAACCTGCTTCGCTAAAGACTAATTTTGCGTCTGCATTATTAGCGGCATTGATTGTAAGAACGGTATCGCTTCCAGAAGATACTTCTAATGCGCTTGACGGACTGCTAGTGCCGATGCCGACGTTGCCCGACGAATCAATGACAGCGCCTGTGCCACCGCTTCCGTAGAAGCCAACCTTGCCTGTGGCTACGCTGGCAATACTCCCGACCAAGGCGCTATCTTTGTTAAACTCAACAATATTTCCGTCTGATGTTAATCTATTGAGGCGCAGGGTTCTTCCCGCACTTCTTGTAACCTCAATAGCGCCACCGGGTTCATATAAAAACCCAGCCGTTGCAAATGTTGTTACAGTTTTTCCAACCAGCAAATTCCCCGACGCATCAAGCGTCATCGCCTGCGTGAACGAGATGGCGTTGCCTGCGGTGCCGGAGGCTGCGGTAAACCATTTGTACGCACCTGTGTCCATCGCAAAATAATTTGCGAAGCCTGTGCCGATATATTTCCAGCCAGTATCAAAATAAGCGTTGTGTGTGTAATAACTTACATTTGAGCCATTGTTCAAAATGGCCCCTGTACCGCCAAATTGAAAAGCCTTTGCTCCGGCATACCACGCACTCGGCGTCACGCCCAACCCGAGGTTGCCGGAGGTGTCTAGCACCATATCCGCGCCAGCGCCATTTGTAGCAAAACTAATTTTGCCGACTGCTCTTAAACCAAGGTCATCTGCCGCGCCACCAGTGATAAATCCAGCAGCGCATCCAATGTAATTTTTAACAGTGCCAGACGATGCAAGTCGTATGTGGCTTCCGTTTGCAGCAGTGCTATTAAAAAGCGCACTAGCATCAGTTAACCCGCTTGCAACTTCTAACGTATACGCCGGACTGCTCGTACCGATGCCGACGTTTCCATCTCCTCGCACCAACATCAACGAGGTGCCATTAGACGGGGTTGTGTTATTTGTTCTTACATGCAGAACTTCCGCGTCGCTTCCATCGTTGACGCAAGAAATCACAACGCCATCATAGTCCGCGACGTTGCCTGAATTATGCAGCCATGCGACTGGAGTATTTGCCGCACCTGCGCTTGCAGATACCGTAAATTTAACTGTCGGCGCATTTGTGCCAACTCCAATGCGATCTGTGCTGGCGTCTACAAAGAAAAGATTAGCATCCGCATCTCCCTCAATACGAAAATCTACATCTGCACCGGAGTCGTTAAATACTGCCGCACTATCAACGCCAAACGTCGTCCCGTTGTAGGTAATCGCACTCCCGCTCGTCGCCACCTTAGAACCATTCAAATACAACACGCCGTTGGCGGTGCCGCCGGAGAGGATGGGGTTAGCAGAGAGCGAGACAATGCCAGTCGAGTCGGCAATCGTGGCAGCAGCCGTGCCGTCCTTCGCCTTGATGTTCGTAACTTCTACGTTCGTCGCATCTACCGTCGTCGCGTTGACCGCCGTGGAGGTCAGCGTGTTGATCGTGATCGCGTTGATCGTGCCGCCTTCGACCTTATCGCCGCTGATTTGGTTGTCGGCGAGGGTGAGCGTGCCAGAGGAGACATTGAGCGTCTTGCCCGAGCCGACGTTCAACCCTACCGATGTGCCATTTCCGCCGGGGGCGAAGATGCCATCAATCGTGTCGAGGTTGGTGTTGAGTTTCCCGCCCCAAGTATCAGCAGAGGCGCCAACCTCCGGCTTGACGAGGGAAAGGTTGGTGGTATTCGTGTCAGCCATGTTTCTCTACCTCAAGCGGCCTGCAAATAGGCCGGATGTGTTTTCTCTGTCCAAGTCTTCGCCGTATCACTTGTCGGCGTCCATGTCTCTGCCGTGTCGCTAATCGGGCTCCATGCAACCACGGTGTCGCTTGCCGTCGTCCAGCTCTCTGCCGTGTCAGGCACCGCAGCCCAACTCTCTGCGGTGTCCGGCACCACCTCCCACTTGAGCCGCCCAGAGACGACCACCGAGGAGGTTGCCAAGATGGCACAGGATGCAAACTGCACCCGATTGCCCGTTGCCGTTAGCGTCGCCTCTGCCGTCAGTGCAGCGGCACCTCTTTGGATGCGCTCCGCTGACGCCGAAAGACTGCTCACCGCATTGAGTGCCGCAGCGCCTCGCTGTATACGCTCCGCCGCAGCGGTTAGCGTCGCCGCAGCGGACAAGGCAGCCGCCGCGTTCTGTACCCTAGTGGCGGTCGCTGTGAGCGTTGCCGCCGCGCTAAGGGCCGCAGCACCCTGCTGCACCCTCACCGCACTCGCCGCGACCGTAGCCGCAGCATTCAACGTCGCCGCACCCTGCTGGATGCGTACCCCGGCGACCACCAAAGTCGTCGAGGCATTTAGCGTGGCTGCCCCCTCTTTGGGGTCTATGCCATAGTTGCCACGCCCGTATAAGCCGCTGCCGTAACCGGCCACGTCTTAGGCCAACGTAATGTCTAGGTCGCCAGCAGGCACTCGGAACACGTCCCCAGAGGCAATCGTCTTGCTGGCCGTGAGGTTGCCGTATGCGAGCAGGTTTCCGCTCGTCAACTGGTCGAACACGCCCACCGCAACAATCGTGCCCCACGAAGAACCTGCGGTCGGAAACTCCACCGCAGACGTGTTGCTCGCCGTGTCATTCGTCACCGTGAAGGCGACGGTCTGGCGCGCATACGCCGTGCCGCTCACCTCAGTGCCACCGCCAGTGTCGGTCGGTGCAACGGTGTAAAGAGCCAGGTACAGCGTTGACGGCGCAGTATATGCGGTGCCGCCAAACACATGCAGCATGACCTTGTTTTCGAGATAGTCTGAAAATGCACTCACGGGATCACCCTCGTCGGTTTAACGGTCATGGCTGCGCGGCCCTGACTAAACGCCGCACGCTCGTTTTGCAACATCATGTCTTCAATCGCAGACTGGTACTGGTTAGCCCAAAGCCCCACGCGCTCATCGTCGCGCAGGTACGGGGCGGCTTGCAGAAGCGATCCGTATAAGTACACGTCAGGATGCCGCTCGAGCACCCAGTTTGACGTGTTGCTGTCGGATAACTTTGCCAGCGTCGCCACATAGGTCAATTCTGCCGTGTAGCTCGTATCCGGCGCGGGCAGCACTTCGATCTGGTTTCCGATCAGAGCGAAATACTGCGGCTTGCCCGTCGTGCGATAGACGTATTTTTTTGCGTCCAGTTCATCTTCGGTGAGAAACACCAAAGGCTGCACCGGAGCCGTGGAGGTCAACACCAGCGACTTGGCGGACAGGAAGTCAGACGGCAGCGCAGAGAACGGCGTGTCGATGGTGGCGTTGGCACGCTTGACCATCTTTTGCGTCGGCAGGCGACGCTCCATCTGCGCCTCGGCAAGCGAGATAAAGTCGGGAATGACTGCCGTGAGGTCGTCACGGTTGAGCCAGTCGCCGATGCTTGTCCTAAGTGCGCTGTATGAGTTTAGGGCCATCTAACTCTTCCTTCATCGCCCAAGCACCCTCGTGGGAGTACTCAAACGTGCCGATGTGTTTAACATGCTGCGAAAGGTCGTGATCTAAAAGCACCTCAAACCCGGCCTCTTTGGCCTTGCGGCAGAAGAACACGTCCTCGCCGATGTAGTGATTCCCGACTGTGGAGTACGGGATTGCAAACCACGGTGCCTCTAACTTCTCGAACACCTCTCGCTTCGTCATCATTACACCCATGCCGACATAATCGACAGGCTGTAGCCCTTCGGACTCTGGGCCGGTGTATACCCGATCAATCTTGCCGCCACCGTCCATCATCGCCACCGGCTTGACCGGCATACGACGTGTCGAATAGTTAGCAGCCACGATGGGCTTGTCGCGCAGAATCAGGTGCCCGATGGTTTCCTTCGGGAACCGCATGTCTGAGTCAAGCCAGAGGAGAAAGTCCGCCTTCTCATCTAGTGCTTGACGCGCAAGCTCCATTCTCTGAGAGGCGATCAGAGTTCCGTGGCTCGTGAAGAGCAGAACACGGTCGTCCGTTGTCGCTGTGTGAAAACTCATCGCTCGCGCTAGGTCATAGGCAAACGAGGTCATCACCGTATCTCGAGCAGGCACCAATATCGCTATTGATCTGCTCATACACGCCCCGCGCGTGTTCGGAAGAGTTGGTTGTCTCTATCGTTCAACCAAGCCTTCATTTTCTTCGGATCGTCAACGATCCCTTCATTCTTGAGTCGGTAGAAAAGCGCCATCGGAATAGATGCCACCTTGCTCCACTCACCGTACCGAGCACGTTCGTCCGTGTTCGCGTACTCTCTTTTGTTTCGCTCAATCAGGTCGCCAACTTCAAAGACCGTCTCAATCGTGGCCTCATCTTTGTCGGCATCGTAATGCCACCACTTTGTCGTACCCGTTAGCGGGTCATAGTCAAAAAGGCGCTTTCCTGACGAATTCATGCGTTCCTCAACTCAGGGGCGACGGCCCTATTGCCGCCGCCCCTAAGTTTATACCACTACAATCAAGTCGTGGTGAGGTCAGCGGCGAGGCCGTGCGCGGCTTCGGTGTTGACCTTCAAGCCCCACTCCACAACGATCATGCGCTTCTCGGCGTCGCCGGTCTTCGCAAGTTCAACCGTCTGGAAGGGACGCAGGAAGGCGACGCTGGCGTACTCAGGATCGAGCACGAAAGCATCACGCTCACGCTGGAAGCGGTTGGGGACAACCGACACCGCGCCGAAGTCCGAAACGTACACGTCGGCAGCGCCGATGATGACGCCGGGCTTGTTGCCCGTGACTTCGCGACGAATCTCCGCGATACCCGCGAAGCCCGACACGCGCTGCTTGTTGACCGGGCCGACCATGAGAATCTTCGGCGTGCCACCGGCAGCCCACACCTTCTGGATCACGCTCTTGAGGATCGTCTCAGAGAACGTGCGGAGGTTGGCGTCGGTCGCGTCCGTGCGGGTCGCATCCGGCTTGGCAGTGTAAACCGGGTCAGCGCCGCCCGTACCCTTGTCCGTGTTGGACTTCAGGAACGCGAGGAGCGAGCCCGTCTTACGGAGCGCCGTCGAAACGCCAGCCGAACCGGCGGCAGCCGCCTGGTTCGTCAGCATGATCGACTCCATGTCACGCTTCAGTTCGGCAGAACGCTTGGCGAGCTGGTAGGCCAGTTCCGAGCGACGGCCAGCCTTGTCCACCGACTCGAGCGTGCCCGAGATGAGGACGGTCTTGCGGCTGACCTGCGTGTAGTTGCCGATGCGGGTCGTGGCGGCGGTCGAGTCGTAGGACGACACGTCGTCACCTTCAACCTGCGCGTTGGTCGTCGAAGCGGCGGCGAGCGAGTCCGTCTGCCACTCAAAGTAAGTGTTCTTGACGTTCTCACGACCGATGTTCGACATGAACGGAGTCTCTTCGGGCGAGATGTTGTAGATAACATTCGAGAGAGACTCACGGATACCCTTGGCGGCAAAGGTGTCGAAAGTATTTGCTGTCTGGGACATTTGAAATTACCTCAATCTATAAACTGTTCAAACACAGCAGCCGCATCTCTGTGGCTGCCACTATTTGCGAGTCTAGAAAGAGCCGCCTTGGATGCTACGACCTTGGAAGATTGCGGGGCAGAAGCAGCGCCAGCCTTCATCGGCTTGGCCTTTTGCATGATCTTCGGACGCATCTGATCTCGTTTGCTCATCAGTTCGTCAAAGAGCATCGCCTTGCGCAGGGCCACCACGGCTCTTGCATCGTAAATGTCCGAAATCTCCTCGGTCGTAAAGCCGAGTTTCTCGGTTGCATAAGATACGATCTTCGCCTTCTCGGAGCGCGCCTTCTCAGCGTCGCGCCATTCCGGTAGTGCTTCGAACAACTTGGCGCGCTCGACCTCAAGGGTCTGAGCTTGCTCAATCTGCTCTTCTTCCTGCTGCTTCTGAATCAGAGCCGCGCGCTGGGCTTGCACCCAACCTGCCTGCTCTTGCCTGGTGCGATGAATTTCGCGCTGTCTCACCCACTCGACCGGGTTCTCTTTGTAGAGACGATCCCAGTCGATGTCAGGCGGTTGCAGCGTGCGCAATTGCGCATCAAGCACTTCCAATGTCTGCGCATACCGTTGCCGCTCTTCCCGCGCTGCTGCCGCTTCTGCTTCAGCCTGTCTTCGGGCCTCAGCAATAGCCTGCGTCTTGCGCGTGTAATCCGCGGTGCGTGAATAGCCCTTCAGCAGCTCATCCAGCGGCACCTCGACTTCTTCCCCGTCAACCTTGACGCGGAATGTCTGGCCCGACTGTGGCGCCTCATCGGCTTCCTCATCGCCTTCGGTTTGCTCATCGCTCTCGGCATCGGACTCGCTAGCCTCTGCCTCAAGCACCTCATCTTCCCCACCTTCAGTTTCGATCAACTCGTTTTCGCCTTCATCGGCGGCGAGCATTTGTTCGAAAGCATCCTGCGGAGATTGTACGTTTCCCGGGGGTACACCCGTGCCGGTTTCGCTCATAATTCTATTTTGCGGTATTCAAGCGGTTATTTCCTACCGCTTAACTTATCTATGTCACGCTTTGCCATCGTGCCGTTCTCAACCACGATCCGCAGATGGCGCTGGATTTCCTCAAGAAGGCACACGGCAAGCCATAGCCGCTCGCGCTCTTCTTGGTCGGCGGGCTTACTCTGCCGCCACGCCTTGAGGTACTCGCCCTCCAAGACGGCAAAAGCCTCCACGAGAATCGGGTTCTCGAGGAGGTCTTTGGCTTCTTGCCCCTTACGGGCGTCGATGTAGGGGTTGCGCTCGCTCAAGCGAGAAGGCCGCTCTTAGGCTTCTTTCTCATCGCCTTCTTCAAGAGCTTGCCGCCCTTGTCGGCCTTGTTAAATTCTTTGGCGACTTTCATGGGCACGCCGACGCGCTTGGCGAATTCTGGGTCGTGAGCGGCTGCGGCCATAAGGCGGGCTTGTTTGGCGGATTTGCTTGGCATTAGTCTTTCCTCGACTTGTATTGCTTCAATAGCCTTCGGCCTTTAGCCACGGCGCTTGCTTTGTCGCCTTTGTGACCCCACGCCTCAAGCGAAAGTTTCAAGCGTGTTTTATCGCCTTGCTCGTCAAATAGCAATCCCGGCATCGACCCCATGCGCGTCAGAAACGATCCCTTCCGACGCAACTGCTCTGGCGTCTTAGCCTCGCCCTTGACGGGTGGCTTCAACGTACCGCCGGTCTGCGCCTTGTACGACGCACGCCCTTTGGCGTTGAGGCCGCCCTTCTTGGACTTGCCCTCAGCGCGCTGCCAAGCCGGCGTCTTCACTTGCGCTTCTTCGCCGTCTTCGCCGCTGCCTTGAAAGCCTTGGCCGACGGCGCGCCCTTTGTACCAGGCTTGCGCATCTTCTCGCCGCTACCGGCTGCAATGCGCTCACGCTTGGCCCAAATGTTTGCGTAAAGACCTTGCTTCATTATCCTATCCTCCTGTTGCGGCTGCCTCTTGCGCCGGGGAATTCTGCCAAATCAAAGTTTGACATATTCATTGGCGCAGCGGAAATATCCGGCGGCAACATCGGCGGCGCTTCAACCATCGGAGGCGGCATCATCGGCACATTCGGCGGAAGTTGCTGCATCGGAGGCTGTTGCAGCATCGACGGCGTGAAAGAAGCCGGTGGCAACGGCATCGGCATCTGCGGGGCAGGTGCAGGTGCAGGTGCAGGTGCAGGCGCTTGCGGCGTCATCTCAATAGAAATCGGAGCAAACTGCTGCGATTGAAACGGCGTCAAGATTCTCGATGACGGCTGAGGCGTCGGCTCAACTGACGACGGCGGAATGATGGGCGCAGCAGCGGGCGCTGCAACCGACTTTGAGCCTGTCGCCGTTACTCTCGCCCTAGACGGCGCGGGCTGAGGAGCCCTTTTAGCAGGCGCTTTTGCTGCTTTGGGAGCAAGAATAGACTGCGCAGGAGCAACCGCCGGAGGCGGAGCAACTGGCGCAGGGGCCGGTTGAGGCTCGGGCTGCGGACGCATCATAGGCCGCTGCGCCAACTCTTCCGGCATTGCTTGGAACGGCGGCGGCAACGAAATCGGCGCCGCAGAGAACTGCGGAGGCAGCGGCGGCGGGGGCGGCATTTGCGGCGGGGGCGGCAAAGGCTGCGGAAGAGGCTGCGGAAGAGGCTGCGGCATAGCCTGCGGAGGTGGGGGCGGAGGCGGAAGCGCAGCAGGAACTTCAGGCGTAGGCGCCGGAGTCGGCTGCGGCATGTATCCGCTTGCAGCTCCGCCAGGAAGAGAAATCGGCGGAATTTGCCCAATGGCGGGCGGGATCATTTCAGGCTGCTGCGGTATCTGCTCAGAGAAAGGCGAGGACGGACGACCGCCGCCCGTCGGCACTTCTTCAGGCATTCCTTGAGCGCCGCCAGTCGGCCCCATTGGGATGTTCGGTGCGCCGCCTTGAGCAGGAGGCGGTGCTGGCTGCTGAGGATTTAGGCTATTGATAATTGCATCAAGGTCTAGGTTGCTAAGGTCAAAGCCAGAGAACTGCTGCCCGCCGCCGCGACCACGGCCACCCATGCCACGGCCACCGACCATACCGCGACCGCCGCCCATGCCGCGACCGCCGCCGAATCCGCCCATGCCGCCCATGCCGGACGGGTCAAACGGATTGAAGGCGCCGCCGCCATAGTATTGCTGCCCAAGGTACTGGCCCATCATTACGTTTGGATCAGCGCCACCAGCCATACCGCCGAAGTCGCCCATGCCGCCAGCGCCAACACCGCCGAAGGACGTGCCGAAGCCGCCCATTCCGCCACCACCGTAAGGGTTGAAAGTGCCGCCGCCTGCGCCGAATGGGTCGCT